TATGCTGAACAAGAGCGTAAAAGGGCGTTAAAGTCTTTTAACAAAGCTAATCAGATGCTGATGAGGTGCAGGGGTGCTGACGGTATTGAGGTTCCTGTAAAGGCTCATATGCGAAAAATAAAAAGACGAGGTATAAGCGTGCCGGATATGGCACGCAGTGAATTTGAACAAAAGGCATTATTTTAGGAGGTAAAAATGCTTAGTGATAACGAGATTATAAAGGCTTTGGATAGATTAAAGAAAACAAAAGATTTTTTAAGAGAGCTATATCAAAAACAAGTAAAAAAATGTCCTTATCCCGAATTGAAACCATTGGCAAAACAAACCTATGAGGGCAACAAAAATGCTTTTAATATTGCAATTAAAGCCATTGAAGAAAACATCCGCCAAAAGGCAGAGATTGAGAGGTTGAAAGCCGAAGCAAACTGTGCAGATGGATATGCTGATGCTTTGGTAGAAAGAGCCAAAACCGAAGCAATAAAAGAGTTTGCGGAGAAGTTGATTGATATTGCAGTAGGTAATTGGGAACATAAAGTTGATGTTGGAACTATCGACAACCTTGTAAAAGAAATGGTGGGTGCTGAATAATGCGTGAAATTTTGCTTAGAGGAAAAACACTAACCAATAAAGATTGGGTATATGGTCTTTTAACCGATATAGGAATTGATGAAAAGGAAAGCGTTGCTTTTGTTAGTGGCATTATGGTTCATAAAAGCACAGTCGGACAATACACAGGCTTAACCGACAAGAACGGCAAGAAGATTTTTGAGGGGGATTATATCGTTTGCCGTCAAGCAATTCAAGGCAATTTCATTGATGAACACATCGAAAGGGGTTATGTGGAAATGAAACACGGTGCTTTCGGTTTACACAGAAAACAAGGTTATTACAGACCTTTTAAAGATTGGCTTGAAGATTATGAGTATGAAATTATCGGCAACATCCACGATAACCCCGAACTGCTGAAAGGTGGTGCTGAATAATGAAAATATTAAGCCAAACGGATGATGCAAGAGGTTATCACGGCACAATAGGAACACCGACAAATATGTATGATTGTCGAGGTGAACGGTTATTTGTGGGGGATGTGGTTTCCTTAAAATTATACAATGACAAAGGCGAAGAAGCTGACGATTATGGCATCGAATTTGTATGTGAGGAAGATACAGAGGTGGCTGATTGGACTGGCAAAAACCATCAATATGTAATGGGAATAGCTGGGACATACAACAGCGAAAGCTTCAAAATTCTCGAAGGTATCAAAGTCGATAGCGAAGAATGGCAGGAAAAATTCGAAAAATTAGACACGGATTTCAGGGTGTATAAGGTCAAAAGCCATTCTATATTGGCAATTAACGAGCAAATAGGATTTTTGAAAGTTATTGACTTCAAGGGCGATTTAAAAGGGTAAATAAAAGAACGATTTTAAGGAGAGAGAGTATGAAAGTATATGAACTTATAGAAAAACTTAATAGATATAACCCGAAAGCGGATGTAGAAATTGTAGTAAAAGGTGCGCCAAAAGAATTTGAAATTTGTTATGGTGGTTCTGAAGGTTGTACGCCTGCAAACTGTGATAGTGTTGATTTTATGATTGATACACCTTTAGAAAGCTGCTAACAAAATCGCAATTCAAAGGAGATGATTAAATGGCTGAATTAAAGCCCTGCCCCTTTTGTGGGAGTACAAATCTTCGTTATGACAGATATTGGTGTGTGAATTTTAATGGCTTTTATGTCAGATGCCTAAATTGTGAATCGCAAGGCACACCAAAAGGAACTAAAAGAAGTGCAAGAAAAGCTTGGAACACAAGAGCAAAGGAGAGTGAGCGAGAATGACACCACTTGAAATCGCAAAAGCAAACCTCTCAAATCCAAAACCACCTTGTATGAATTGCCCCAAGAACGAAAGGGTGAAAGATACACTTTATTGCGGAGTTGACGGAAAAATAATATTGCCGAGATTTGAGCATATTTGTTGTTGTCTTGGCGAAAAGTTGAAAGGCGGTGCGGAGTGATGGCTGATGCAACAGATGAATGGAACAAGCAGGTCGTAAATTATATGTGCGATGTGTAGGAGTATAATCTCAAAACAACCGCGTTTTTGAGAATGAAAGGAAAATAAAATGTACATAGGTCAAAGTATAAAAGTTAAAGTTATAAGATCTGACAACCAGGAACCGAAGCAGGAGGATTTTAAAGTGCATTCCATATATCCGAAGTTTATAGTATTGGACAACGGGATATACAAGGCTTGTGCACTTAAAAGAGATTTATCCTCCGGAGTTCCGGTAAGAATATGAGGTGTTATATATGAGCTATCTTTCGAGTGTGGCGTTATGTCCGTATTACCAATATGACAAGAACAACATATTACATTGCGAGTTAGGAACAATATATTTTTTTGATAAGCAGATGAGAAAAGATATAGGGTATGAGTTTTGCGGGCAAAATTACAACAAATGCCCATTTAAGATAGCATTGGACAGTTACCACGAGAGGAAGGGTTCTAAATAATAAGAGCTCTTCCTTTTTGTGTGGTTCTTACATTGAAAGAGTGACACTGATATAATTAATATATGCCGTGTTTTAGCTCTGCTCACGGCTCCATACCTCATAAAGCCCCCACTACCTCCGGGGGCAAAGAATACTAATTTTAATTTATATAGACGGTGGTGATGATGTGGCAAGGGGTGTAAAAGTTGATGATGCAACAAGGGAAAAAATAATAGCTGTTCACAATGCAGGGGAAAGTCTTGGTGCAATAGCTAAAATGTTTTCTATAGCAAGAAGCACTGTAAGCGGCATCATCAAAAAGTACGAGAAAGAAAAACCTGATGAGTTTGACAAAATTCGTACAGAAAAAAAGATTGAGTATATTGAGGACACAAAGCATGTGCTACGGGACCTTTTGTCTGTTATGGCAAGAAGGGTAAAAACCATAGTAGAACATGAAGACAGACTTGAAGATGTTATACAGATAATATGCGACAGTGAGCTTGATCAGAAAGGCAAATCACGTCTTGTAACAAAGATGAGTTCGATCATGTGTCCTAAGCTTACGGAATTTACGATTGCATTCGGTACAATGTATGACAAATTTGAAAAAATGCTATTGGATGATCCGGAAGAAAATGGCGGTGGTGTGGTTGAAGTAAGTTCAACAATTAAGATTGAGCCACCAACAGATGATGCTGAAGAAAGCTGAAGATATAAGACAATCCCCCAGTCACTACGTGACAGCTCCCTTTACACAAGGGAGCCTTTGTCGGTTATTTTGATTAATTTGTTAAGGGGGAAATATGAACTGATTGACGAATGTTAGGTGTGATAAATATATATGAACGTAATATGGTCGCCACAACCAAAGCAGGCAGCACTGATGCAAAGACCGGAAAACGAAGCCTTATACGGTGGAGCTGCAGGGGGTGGCAAATCGGACTGTGCATTGGCTGAGGCATTAAGGCAGGTACATATTCCTCATTACAGAGGTATTATTCTTAGAAAAACATATCCACAGCTTACGGACCTTGTTGACAGAAGCTATGAGTTATACAAGGGTGCATATTCAAGAGCTAAATACAATGACAGTAAGCACGTGTGGACATTTCCCAGTGGTGCCAAAATATACTTTGGTTCTATGCAGCACACAAAGGACAGGCTTAATTATCAGGGTAAGCATTATGACTTTATAGATTTTGACGAATTAACGCAGTTTAGCTGGGATGAATATTCTTATTTATTTTCCCGAAACAGACCAAACGGCGAGGGTACAAGGTGTTATATAAGAGCGCAGGCAAACCCCGGCGGAATTGGTCACGGATGGGTTAAGGAACGATTTATAACAGCAGCGCCACCAATGCAGACCATTTGGACAAAGCTGAAATACGCTAAGCCCGGTGGAGGTGTTGGAATTAAATGGCATTCAAGGATATTTGTGCCGTCAACTGTATTTGACAACGAAAAGCTTTTAGCGAATGATCCGGACTATGTTGCAAGGCTTGCAGCAATGCCCGAGGCTGAACAAAGAGCATTATTATATGGGGACTGGGATTCATTCAGCGGACAGGTATTTTTGGAATGGCGAAACAACATAGACCATTATGAAGACAGGGTTAATACTCACGTTATAAGTGCATTTAAGGTTCCGTCAACCTGGAAAATATACCGTAGCTTTGACTGGGGTTTTGCAAAGCCATTTTCTGTTGGTTGGTATGCAGTGGACCACGACGGCAGGTTATACAGGATAAGAGAGTTATATGGATGTACCGGAACACCTGACGAGGGTGTTAAGTGGGATGTTGCAACGGTAGCAAGAAAAATAAAAGAGGTTGAAAGCTCTGACATTAATCTGAAGGATAAGAAGATACAGGGAGTGTGCGACCCTGCCATATATCAGGAAGATGGTGGAGATTCTATAGCAAGTATAATGGAACGTCAACAGGTATATTGGGACAGAGGTGACAATTCAAGGTTGCCGGGCAAAATGCAGGTGCATTACAGGCTGGCTTTTGATGACAACGGACTACCGATGTTTTATTGCTTTGACACCTGCAAGCATTTTATAAGGACAATACCGAGCCTTGTATACAGTGAAACCGATGTGGAAGATGTTGACACGAAGCAGGAAGACCACATATATGACGAACTCAGATACATTTGTATGATGAATCCGATGAATCCACCTATAAAAGAAAAGAAAAAACAAAAGGAATTCGATCCGCTGAGTGTGGACAATATGTATGTGCCGTACTCATTCGGAATGAAATATATATAAGGAGATACGATATGGATATTTTTGGTAGAAAGAAATTGCCCGAAGAGGAAATTGTTGGCATGAATGCTGAATATCCCGAGATATACGACCAAAAAATATATGAGGCAGGTGAAGAGCTTGCCAAAACATCTGACAGGGGTCTTGGCATATATAACGGTGAAATGTTAAGGGCAAAGATTAAAAAGATTGGTAAGGAAGACATAGCAAAGGCTATGGATATTCTGAAGGATTATAAAAATGGCAAAGCTACTCTGGAAGCTCGTATAAAGGAAGAAGAAGACTATTATATGCTTCAATGGAACAAGAGAGCAAAACAGAAGCTTCAAAAGGATGCCCAAGGTGATTGCCCCAGTTCTGCATGGCTATTTAATGTATTGACCAACAAACACGCTGATGCAATGGACAGTTATCCGGAACCCGTATGCCTTGCAAGGGAGCAGAGTGATGAGCAGGAAGCAGACAAGCTCAATTCTATTTTGCCTGTTATATTTGAACAGAATGGATTTGAGCAGGTATATTCTGATGCTTGGTGGTACAAGCTCAAGCATGGCACCGGAGTTTATTCTGTTATGTGGAATCCGGAGCTTGACAACGGACTCGGAAACATTGATATTCAGAAGGTGGACCTTTTAAACATTTTCTGGGAACCGGGAATAAAAAACATACAGGATTCGCCAAACCTTTTTACGGTGGAGCTTATAAGCAATGAAGCACTTAAGTCGCAGTATCCGGAACTGGAAGACAAACAGCTTGGAGAGGGTAATTTCAGTTTAGTTAAGTACAATCACGATGACAGTGATACAAGCAAAAAAACACTTGTTATAGACTGGTATTACAAACGCAAGGTGGGTGGCAAGACAATTCTGCATTACTGCAAGTTTGTTAATGATGTAGTGCTTTATGCTTCGGAAAACGACATAAAATACGCCACAAGGGGATTTTATGACCACGGGAAATATCCATTTGTGTTTGACAGTCTGTATCCTGACGAGACATCTCCTGCCGGCATTGGTATGATAGCGATATCAAGAGACCCACAGACATATATTGACCTTTTGGACAAATACATTCTTGATTATGCACAGAAAGCATCAAAAGTAAGATGGCTTGCAGATGAAAATGGTGGCATAAACGAAGAAGAGTGGAACGATTGGGACAAACCTATTGTTCACGTACAGGGTGGAAAGCCAAGTGACGAGAGATACAAATTTATTGATATTCCGGGAATGTCACCTATTGTATTCAACGAAAGAGATTCAAAGGTTAATGAACTGAAAGAGACTGCCAACAACAGGGATTTTTCAAACGGTTCTACGGCATCGGGTGTTACATCGGGTGCTGCCATTGCAACACTTCAGGAAGCAGGCAACAAGACATCAAGAGACATTATAAAAGCATCTTACCGTGCCTTTGTTCTGGTAAATCACATTGTTATTGAGCTTATAAGGCAGTTTTATACAGAGGAAAGGTCTTTCAGAATCAAGAACCCCAACGGGTCGGGATATAAGTTTATTAATTATTCTGCACAGAGCCTTGCGCCACAGCCTGTTATGATGGAGACAAACGGAGTGAGTGTGCCAATGACAGATGGTTACGGCAACGAGATGCAGAGGGTTCCTATTATTGATATAGACGTAAGGGCGCAGAAGCAGTCACCGTTTACTACAGCTGCACAGAATGAGACTGCTATGAATTTATACAATGCAGGATTTTTTGAGCCGGAAAGAGCACAGCAGGCACTTATTTGCCTTGAAATGATGGATTTTGAAGCCAAAGACAAGGTATATGAGTATGTAACACAAGGACAGACGCTATATAATCAGGTTAATCAGCTGAACAGTCAGATTATGCAGGCAAGTCAGATGCTTGCAGGGGCAGGGATAAACCCGATGCAGTTTGGTCTTATGCCGGTTCAGATACCACAGGGTAATGTGGGTGGCGGTAAGATGGCTATGAGTAATCCTGTGAGTGTGGCGCAAAGTAATGCAAGTGACAGGGTTAATACTCCATATATGCAGGATTTGATTGACAGGGCGAAGGTGTAATGTGATTGTTATTAAATTAAAAAGTGACGGAAACAAATTTAGTGTGACAGGAAAAGGTCACGCAGCATATAATCCGGGGCAGGACATTGTTTGTTCTGCCGTATCCTGTTTATTTTATGCTTTTGCAGGGTATTTGATAAACAGGGAGGATATTAAGTGCAAATACAGGCTTGACAGTGGAGACAGCGAAATTGAAGCTGAGGGCAACGT